CCATAGGCCAGCACCTCACCGGCGCTGCTGGTGGTGGTGACATCCTCCGCGGCGATCATGTACAGATTGCCGGGGGCCGCTACGGCGGACGCCTTGGAAAAGGTGGAGCCGATGGCGGCGGTGGCGGACGATCCGGCCACGGTGGTGGTTACGGCACACACCAGCAGGTCGCCCCGCTTGATGGTCTGGCTGGTGGCCACGGGCACCATATCGATGACCCGGGGCTGGCTGCAAAGCAGCTCGTCATAATTGGTCACTTCTGCGACAAATCCAGGCATGATTTAGGCCTCCTTTTTCTTGTTCAGCCCGGCCCGGTTCAGGGCGCGGGTTACCATGTTCTCGGCCTCGGCACGCTTGCGCTCTGCCTCGGTCATGGTGTTTACGGCGCCGCCGTTGGCAAGGCCCTCCACCTGGTTTACAAGCTCGGCGTCCTTGGCCATTCCGGCCAGCACAGCAGCCCCGGCCTTGTTGACCAGCTCGCCGGCCTTGGCGGCCTTAAAGAGCAGGTCCTTGGCGTCGGTAGGCTCACCATACTTGGCGGCGTTCAGCAGCTCGGGGGACACCACGCCGGCCACGTCATCGATGGCCTGCAGGCGCTCCCGCTCCTCAGTCTGCCCCTCCTGCCGGGCGCTGTTTTCCAGCTGGGTGCACAGGTCAGGGTAAGCAGTCTTGAGGTCCTCAAGGTTCTTGATTTCCATTGCTGTTTCCTCCTTTGGAGATTTTGTGTCCTGTGCCGCCTTGAGGGGCTCAGGCATATCCTCAAAAGCTACAGAGTTTACCATGCAGCCGTTGAGCAAAAGGTTGTGGGTGGTGACGTCCCGCTGGATGGTCACGGGGGCCTCCAGCAGCTCGTCCGCAAAGTGGGAGGCGACAGCCTCCTCACCAGTCATCCAGGTTTCAGCCGCCATCATGCGGGCGATCTCCCGGTCGGACAGCCCCGTCCTCTCAGCGTAGCCGGAGACGATGCCGCGCTTGACCACATCAAGCTGGTCCGCCCCTTTGCGCAGTTCGCGGGCAGTAAAAAGCCCGTCCTGATTACAGGCCGGGTCATGTATCATCATGTAGGCGTTGCGGGGTATCCGCACGGGGTCACAGGCCAGCGCCACATTGACAGCGGCAGAGGCACAAATCCCGTCGATTTGGCAGGCGATCTTCCGGCCCTTGGACCGTTCGTCCTTGATGGCCTGGGCGATTGCTACACCCTCGGCAGCATCGCCGCCGCCGGAGTTGATGTGCACCACGATCTCCGGAGTCGTGACACCTGCCAGGCCTGAGACGATGTCCTGGGCCGTGATTTCCTCACCGTTCTCCCCGGTGAGCCAGTTGTAGGACTTCTTGTGGGCGATATAGTCGTACAGGTACAGGTCCGTGACGGTCTCACTCGCCTGTACCCAGTTCAATATCCAGCTGGGGTTCTTCACTGGGCATCGAGCCTCCTTCTGCGTCTTTCAGCATTTGATTTTCGCGTTTCAGCTGCTTGGCGTTGCGCTTGAAGTTGCCGCCGGTCAAGCCGATGGTCTCCTCCTCACGGGTGGAGAAGCCGTTCTCCACGCGCATCTGGGCGGCCTGCACCTCCTTGGTGGGGTCGAGCATACCCTGGGCAGGACCGTTCCAGTCTGCACCGCACCAGGCCCGGCGAAGGACAGGATCCTCCAAAAAGCCAGGGGCCTCGATACGTCCCAGCGCCACCGCCTCGGTCAAAAACTGCTCGTAGACTGGCTGGCAAAACTCCCGAGCCAGCCA